CCGAATACCTGTCGGTCAACCGAAAGGGCTTGAAGCCCTACGATGCACTGAACCGAATGCTGGTAATCGCGTTCAGTAATGAAACCGTGCCGCTGGTTATCGACTCGACCGACCGCCGATGGTTCGCCCTACGTTCGACGGCCAAGCGGATGGATGCTGCCGACGCCGCGCGGTTGTGGGGCTGGTACGCGGCGGGCGGGTTTGATGCGGTAGCCGAACTGCTGTGGTCGCGCGACGTGAGCGCGTTCAACCCCGGCGCTGCACCGATACGAACGCAGTTCTGGCATTCGTTAGTGAGTGACGGGCGCTCGCCTGCCGAAGAGCTTTTGATCGATATGATTGAATCGCAGACCGGCGAGTTCGCTCGCGGGGTCATTGCAGGCCCGTTCAGCGCGTTGTGCATGCGGATTCAGACCGCGACACCTGGCGGCCAGCGCATTCCGAAGGCGGCGCTGTTGCACGCTTTGGCCGAAGCCGGATGGCTGGACGTCGGGCAGATTAGCTCGCGCGAATACCCGACCCGAAAGCAAGTCTATTGCGCGCCTGCGTTTGAGCATTACAGCAAGAGTGACCTGCGCCGGATGGTGGAGGATAAGGGCGAACCCGCGTCGCCCTTGGCGGCGCTGCGGGCGGTGCAATGAGGGCAAAAAAAAAGGGCCGCACTAAGCGGCCCTGAATCGGTCGGCGCCGACTAGGCGCCGATGTCGATCGTTTCAAATTCCGCCCACTGCGGGAACGCGCCCATCCAAGCGCGGTGGTGCTTCCGCACTTCACCCGGCGTCGCAAGCCCGAGCCAGTCCTGATAAGTGTGCGCGATATGTTCCGGCTGGCACGTCTTAAGCCGGTTTAGAGCGGCGGCGGCGCGCGCCGCGCGGTGGAGTCGTTTACCGTACATGTGATGTTCTCCCATTGTTTTGAATAACCATCGTCGCGGCGCACCGTCCGGCGCCTTCCAGTTCCACCCGGTAAGTGTGGTGAGCGGTGCGGCTCACGCGGATGTTCGGATCGTCGCGCCAGCCGCGCAGCATCACCGCCGCGCGTTCGCGGGTCATGCCCGCATCTTCGACTTGGCGCTCACCGTCCCAAGTCCACAGGAACCGCGTGTTCATGCCGCCACCTCCGCCGGGTTCGCCGCCATCCATTCAGCGCGCTTGGCCTCATACAGGCGGCACAGTTCAATCACCTCCGCCAGCGAAGCGCTTGCCTTGGCACCGTAGCAATCGCACGCCTCACCCCACACGCCGTCTGGGTCATTCGGCATAAGTTTGACGGCTCCGTGCAGTTTCCACCGTACCGACATGCCAGCCAGCCGGTGCAGTTCTCGCCGGTAGGCTGCGGCGGCAGGATAGTCTCGGTCGGCCTGCTGCTGGAGTTCCAGCCGGCGCGCATACACGTCCGCTGGCGTGTAACCCGATTTGATTTTGTGCGTCAAACGCCAGCCGAAGCCTTCATTCACTAAAATCGAACCGTCCGACATGTAGGCGGCGGTTTTGACGACTAAATGAATCCGGCCCAGTTCGCTGCCGTGTTTACTAAGTCTTGCCATTGTCGATCCTCATTAGTTGTTACCGAAGTCGCGACGATACCGAAGGCGCCGAAGGGCTGTCAACAATTCTTTTGCAGATGCCCGAAGGCCCGAAGGCCCGAAGGCCCGAAGGGCTCACCTGGCGGGCTGGCGGGCGCTGGCCGGGCTGGCGGGCGCTGGCCGGGCGGGCGCTGGCCGGGCGGGCGCTGGCCGGGCGGGCGCTGGCCGGGCGGGCGCTGGCCGGGCTGGCGGGCGCTGGCCGGGCTGGCCGGGCTGGCCGGGCTGGCGGGCGCTGGCCGGGCGGGCGGGCGCTGGCCGGGCTGGCGGGCGCTGGCCGGGCGGGCGCTGGCCGGGCGGGCGCTGGCCGGGCGGGCGCTGGCCGGGCGGGCGATACCTGGCGCGCGTATGGCCAAAAAAAAGCCCCGCACTAGGCGGGGCTCGTTAGGCGCTAGGCGCGCGCTGTTAGTCGTCGCTGTCGCTGTCGCTGTCGCTGTCGCTGTCGCTGTCGCTGTCGCTGTCGCTGTCGCTGTCGCTGTCGCATAGCGTATCGATAGCTGCGGAGCCACGCTCGATCATCAAGTCTTCAATCAGACAAGGGTCAGCGCCGCGTAGTTCGTCTGGCGTCCAGACAACGACGGCGTAACCGCGAGCGGTTAGCGCGCGCAGCGCTGCTAATTCAGATTCAGTCATGGTCGATTCTCCGTTGATTGTTAGATGCAGCAAGCTTGCAGGAACATCCTCGCGCACAGTGCCACCAAAGCGAACGTGAGCGCGCCCAGTAGCGCTGTTTCGCGGCGTTCCGCGCGCTCGCGCGCGCGATGGTAGGCTTGCTGGTCTTCGGCAAGTGTGGTGCGGCGGTTAATCATTGGCGTGTGCATCAAAGAGCGCGATTTCGCGGTTTAGCTGCGATTCGCTATACGTGTTCAAAGTTTCGATAATCGCGCAACGCGCTAAATCGGCGATTTCGTCCGATGTCATGGTGGCGATTAGGCGTGTGGCGTAGTCGTGCATAGTTTCGTAGTGTGTCATCTGTCGTGTTCTCCGTTATTTGTGCGTCGCGAGCGCTAACCAAATGAGCGCTGCAATTAAGATTAGATGGATCATCTGTGGTTTCTCGTTTTGACTTGATGCTTGGCGGGCTAGTGCCTACCGCATAGCTGGCGCCTAGCGCGCCAGCTATACGCTAGGCGCTAAACCGCTACAGCGAACCCGGTATCGTCACCACGCGCGGCGCCCTTTGCCTTGAGCCCACGCACCACGCCGCGCGGATCGGCGGGAATGTAGTCGTGCTCATCGCCATTGATAACCGGCGCGCCTAGATACTCGGATGGAAGCTTGCCGGAAAACACGACAGCTACGTTGCGCCCGCGCGCAAGCTCAGCTTTTGCTTGCCGCATGCTGCGGGCGGTTTCGGCGAGCGAGTAGATCAGATGATAGTTGGCCGGCGTGGTGCGGTTCGGAATCTTGGTGTAATCGTAAAACGTCAAGCGCGAAAAAATGCCGGCGATCAACGGGCGCCCGTTGATACTGTAACGTTCATATTGGACGTCACTTGTGGCATTAAGCCGGAATGCCGCGCGCATGCGGCGACGACGTGCTTTAGCGGCGCCCGCGCGAATCTCGAGAATCAACAAGGCAAAGAACAGATCTTTGCGCGCCCAGAAAAGCAACGTCCGCGCGCGACGGGCGCTGGCCTTGCCTTTCATGTAAGCCGGATTGCCCGCAGTGTGCAGGCAAGCTTTGATGCATCCCGCAGTAGCACCCGGACACACTGTGGCGCGCGGGCGGTTGTCCGGCGCGCCTAATCGCGCGGGCGCCAAGTGTAGGGGAAACGAAAGAACCCGCAATTTAAGGTTTTTGGCAAGTTTCGGGTTAGCGAGCGGCGCTGCCAGTAGTGTGCGGATGCTGAGCCCGGTTTCCGCGCGGATTGCGCGCAGCAACGCCGCGCGCGGCATGGTCAAGTATCGATTATCAATTTTGATGTTCATCTGTCGGTTTCCTCTAGTTATCTAATTCGCACACTTCAACGTAATACGTTTCGCCGTCGTGATGCTCCGTCGTCGCGACGTAGCCAATCAGGTCTACGTAGTGATGCGACGGGCCATAGCACCAAACGGTCGAATCGTCATCGCAATCAGTAACGGTGACGCTCCACACTTGCGATAGAGCGTATCCAGCGGCGATACAGTCATCTAACGAATGCCAATAATCGCCGCTACCGTCGCGGATTTCAGCGTAAGGGAATTCAGTTTCATGCGTTGCCATAGCGTCAATTCCTTGTCAGTTAAAGAACAAAGACGCCGCACAGCGCGAGGATTGCGCCCAGCATGCATGCGCCGGCGACGATAGAGCGGCCAGCGGCTGCGTGGATGATTGCGCCCGTGACGCAGGCGATAGTCGTGAGTTCTAACATGGTGTCAATTCTCCGTCATTGTGCGCGCGCCTTTCGGCGCGCGCGTTGTGGTGTTAGGCGCCGCGCGCTTGATTGAGTAGCCGCGCGAGATACTCGCGCGAGGGCTCCACAGCTGGCGCCACGCGCGAGCGAGCGGTAAATGTAGTGCCAGTGCAAACATCAACGTCGCACAGCGAAAAGTCGCTGTGGCGATCCCACAGCGCCGCATTGACGGTGCGAGCGTTCGTACCGCAAGCGCGCGCCAAGTCGCTAATTAACATTGGCTTGTAGTGCGCCAGGTAGTGCGCCAGCGCGGTATCGCATATCAGGTTAACTTTCATCGGTTATTCCTTTGTATAACTTCAAGTGTAGTGACAGTGTGGCGGCCAATGCTGGCGGGCCATTGCACAACGGCGTACGGCAAAGATGCAGTCTTCACTACGCGCAGCACGGTGCCCGTCATACGCTGGCCAATACAGCGCACGGTATCGCCGCGCGCGCATGTATTGGATAGCCGGATTGGTGTCATTGTGGCGTATCCTATTGAATCAGTAGCAGTTTCGTTGGTTTGTCAGTAGTACCGCGCACACTACGCGCGCGCGGTACAGTTGCCACTATACGGGCGCGCTCTAGGCTGTCAACAATTATTTTACGCTAGAGCGCAAAAAGATTGTCTATAGTTGCGTTTTACGCTTGCAAGTTATTGATAACGCTCACTATTGTGCCGGGTGTCGGTAGTCTTTTTTGGTAGACTTGCCTACATTTTTGCTAACACGTTCGCGGCGGTTTTCGCGGTTGTGCTGCGGTTCGGCGCGCGGGCGTTTCGGAGAGTGTTTCGGCGCTATTTGCAGCTGGTGTTCACTCTTTTGTTGCGGCCGGGCAGTGACTACGCTCCCCCCCGGTACTGCCTTGATTTGCTTATGTTTTTTGCCGTTTGTCCGTTAAATGTATAACTATTGAAGTCGGATACTGGAGTTTAGTGATGTTAGTGATCACTAACATAGGCCTATTCCGTGTGGGCGACTTTAGACCCCCCCTAAAACTTGCTGACATTACCTACAACCGCCCACACCCGCGCCGTCACCCGCGCCGTCACCCGCGCCGTCACCCGCGCCGTCACCCGCGCCGTCACCCGCGCCGTCACCCCGCGGTGACAGGGTGACGGCCCGTCACCCCGCGCCGTCACCCGCTCGCCCGCTCGCCCGTCACCCTGTCACCCGCTCGCCCGCTCGCCCGTCACCCTGTCACCCGCTCGCCCGCTCGCCCGTCACCCTGTCACCCGCTCGCCCGTCTGCCCGTCTGCCCGTCACCCGCTCGCCCGTCACCCGCTCGCCCGTCACCCGCTCGCCCGTCTGCCCGTCTGCCCGTCTGCCCGTCACCGTCTGCCCGTCACCGTCACCGTCACCCGTCACCACCTGCCCGCCTGCCCGTCTGCCCGTCTGCCCGTCTACAATGGCGCACAAGGCACGCAACGCCATAGTGCTAGGGTACTAGCACTGCGCCTACTAGCGCGCGCTACAGCGCTTCACAGCGCGTCACAGCCCTATGCGAGGGCGCTGGCCTAGTGCGTGTGGCTGTTCGCAGAGCGCGCGCGACCCACCCTCCCCCAGGGGCCCTGGCCAGCCGGTCACAGTTACAGTAGGTGCCGCACAAAATTTTTTTTTGCACACAGCCATCTCTTAACAGTTGACATCAAAAAAAATTTGCTGTAGAACTGCTGGCAGTTCTACAGCAACACACCCCTTGCAAAAGACCCCGTTACGGCAGTAGGCTACCCAGCATGACTATTCGTGCGTTACCACTGACAATTCGCGACATCACCGCGACCGAGCGCAACCTGGAGGCGCTGTACGCTGCCGCGCACAAAGGGCTCAAAGGAGACTCGCTGGCGCTGGCCGCTGGTATGCTGCCTGCGGAATACCGGCGGCTGGCGTCAGCGGACCCGCTGGTGGAGTTGGCCGTAGCCAAAGGCAAAGCAGACGCTGAACGTCAACTTTCTGACGTCCTGCACACTGCGGCGCTGGAGGGCGATACCAAGGTGGCGCTGGAAATTCTGAAACACAAACACGACTGGGTCGCGAAGTCGCACGTCCAAGTGGAGGTCGCCCAGCAAATCTCTATCACCGACGCGCTGGCGCAGGCGCAGGCGCGCGTCATCGACGGCGAAGCGAGGGTCATTAGCTAGTGCAAAAGCCCATCTACAGCGCCGACGAAGAACAGACGCTCATGACCCGGCTGTGGTCGCCGGCGGTCGCCGACGACCCCGAAGCGTTCGTACTGTTCGCTTATCCCTGGGGGCAACCCAACACACCGCTGGCGCACTTCAAAGGTCCGCGACAGTGGCAGCGCGACACGCTCCGGCAGATAAAGGACCACATCAAGCGCAACCGAGGCCAGCCGACGATGGACACGCTGCGGGCTGCGGTGGCGTCCGGGCGCGGGATAGGCAAGTCGGCGCTGGTTAGTTGGCTCATCCTGTGGATGCTAAGCACCCGGATAGGGTCTAGCGTGGTAGTGAGCGCTAACTCCGAGGCGCAGCTTAGGTCGGTCACCTGGGGCGAACTGTCCAAATGGGCGGCGATGCTCATCAACGCCCACTGGTGGGAGGTGAGCGCCACCAAGCTGGTGCCGGCGACGTGGCTAACAGACATCGTGGAGCGCGACCTCAAGAAGGGCACGCGCTACTGGGCCGCAGAAGGGAAGCTGTGGAGTGAGGAGAACCCTGACTCCTACGCGGGCGTACACAACCACGACGGCATGATGCTGATATTCGACGAGGCGTCAGGCATACCTGACGGCATCTGGTCGGTCGGGTCGGGGTTCTTCACCGAGAACATCTTGGACCGCTACTGGATGGCGTTCAGTAACCCGCGCCGCAACAGTGGGTATTTTTTTGAGTGCTTCAACGCCAAGCGGGACTTCTGGCAGACCAAACAGGTGGACGCCCGCACGGTCGAGGACACTGACAAGCAGGTGTACGAGCAGATTATCGCCGAGTACGGGTCAGACTCGCCCCAGGCGCGCATAGAGGTCTATGGTGAGTTTCCGAGCGAGGGTGACGACCAGTTCATCCCGCCGCAGCTGGTGGACGATGCGATGGCGCGGCCACGCTATAAAGACGAGACGGCGCCGGTCATCTTAGGCATCGACCCGGCGCGCGGTGGCGCTGACTCGACGGTCATCGTGGTGCGGCAGGGGCGCGACATCAAGGCCATCAAGCGCTACAACGGCGAGGACACGATGGCGATAGTGGGGCGCGTGATAGACGCCATCGAGGAGTTCAAGCCGGTGCTGGCGGTCATCGACGAAGGGGGCTTGGGGTACGGCATCATGGACCGGCTGCACGAGCAGCGGTACAAGGTGGTGAAGGGCGTCAACTTCGGCTGGAAGGCGAAGAACGGCATCATGTACTACAACAAGCGGGCGGAACTGTGGGGGGCTATGAAAGACTGGCTGAAGTCTGCTAGCATCCCCGACGACCGGCGGTTCAAGTCCGACTTGACCGGCGTGATGATTAAGCCGACGTCCAGTGGAGTCATCCAGCTGGAGTCGAAAAAGGACATGAAGGCGCGGGGCCTGGCATCGCCAGACGCTGCGGATGCGTTGGCGGTGACGTTTGCCTTTCCGGTAGCGCACCGGGAGTATGTTGAGAAACCCCGACGCTACGCCACGCAAAGCAATGGCGGCGTCATCACAAGTTGGATGGGAGCGTAGGAAATGAGCAGCAATACGATATCGATTGGCGTTGCGTATCTAGATCAGGAAATCGTTGGTTCCGACCGCATCCTGACCGACCGCGAGCTGGGCTACACCGCCAACGCGCAGGGCGCCGTGACGCAGGCGACCAGCAAGTCCACTGCCGTGACTTTGAACAAGTCCGCCGGTGTAATTACAATGAACAACGCATCGCTGGCAACTGCCACCAACGCCACGTTCACGCTGAACAACAATCTTATCAGCGCCAACGACACCGTGATTTTGACTATCGCTGGTGGTCAAGCAACGCCCGGTTCGTACAACGTGTTTGCCAACTCGCTGGCTGCGGGTTCGGTAAGCATCACGCTGCGAAACATTTCGGGTGGGTCGCTGTCGGAAGCAATTGTTATTAACTTTGCGTTGATTCACTGCGCTTAACATGGGTAAGTCAGTATCACTTAGTGTAGGCCGAGGCGAAAAGCTGCCGGCTAGCAAAGGTGCCGGACTGACGGCCAAAGGGCGGGAGAAGTACAACCGCGAAACCGGCAGCAACCTAAAGGCGCCAGCGCCGAGCCCTAAGACCAATGCGGACAAAGGGCGCAAAGCGTCCTTCTGCGCGCGGATGGGTGCGGTAGCGGCCAAGGCCAAAGATGGCGAACGCGCCAAGGCGTCGCTTAAAAGGTGGAAATGCCCATGAGCAAAGCTGGACTCTACGCGAACATCAACGCCAAACGCGACCGCATCAAAGCCGGCAGCGGCGAAAAGATGCGTAAGCCTGGAACTGAAGGGGCGCCCACCGCCAAGGCGTTCAAGCAGTCGGCTAAGACCGCAAAAAAGAAATAATATGGCTGACTACAACGCCGTAGAAGCGGTAGCTAATGGGGGCTCGCGGTCCGATAAGGACAGCGCCAATGTATTAGCG